TGACGAGGTTGGGAATATCCGTATAATGTCATCAGATTTATCTAAACCTCTCGCAGGAACGGGTAGCGATGGTTATGCAACTAGTGCGGATCTAGCTAAAGAACTTGCAGCGTCACAGGAAGGCCAACGTCTTGTAAGAGATACAGGCATTTCGGGAGGTGGAAAACCTCCAGCGAGCCAAGGCGGTAACGCAGGCAGTAAAACCATGCCACGCCCAGAGTTTGATAATCTTCCTCAAAAAGCAAGGATGGCATTCGTGAAACAAGGCGGCAGACCTATTTAAGGTGACCGCAACAGAAAGGAAAATGTTATGGCAAACGTCTTAACAGATCTGGCGGCAGACATTTATAGAGCTGCTGACATTGTAGGCCGAGAACTAACAGGCTTTATCCCTGCTTCAACTGTGAACGCAGGATCAGAAGAGGCTGCTGTTGGGCAGAACGTGCGTTCATTCGCTACTCCTGCTGCTACAGCGGTAACAATAGCACCAAGTATGACTATTCCAGAGGGAACAGATCAAACACTAACTAACAAAACGCTGACAATATCTAATCAGCGCGGTGTTCAGATCCCATACACTGGAGAAGATGTACGCTTCTTAGATGGTGGCGCAGGATACGAAACAGTTTATGGCGCACAAATCCAACAGGCTATGCGAACACTTGTGAATGAAATGGAAGCTGATTTAGCTGAAGAAGCATATAAGAACGCTTCTCGTGCAGTTGGAACAGCAGGAACAACTCCATTTGGTTCGAACTTCAACACAGTCGCATCGGCTCGTCAAATCTTAGCTGACAACGGAATGCCAACTAATGACGGACTAATGAGCTTGGTTGTAAACACAAGTGCAGGAGTTAACCTTCGTAACTTAGCAACGCTTACTCAAGTAAACACAGCAGGAAGTGACGATACTCTTCGCAGAGGTGAGCTACTTAACTTGCAAGGTGTTTCACTGAAAGAAAGTAGCCAAGTGCAGAGCCACACCAAAGGCACAGGTACATCTTACCTTGTCAACAATGCTTCAGCAGCAATCGGTGATACTACAATCCCTGCTGATGGTGGTTCAGGTACAATCGTTGCAGGAGATGTGATTACAATCGCAGGCGATACAAACGCTTATGTTGTAAATACTGCTCTATCAGGCGGTAACTTGGTTGTAGGTGATACTGGTCTACGAGTAGCAGTTGCAGATAACGCAGCGATCACAGTAGGCAATAACTACACTGCAAACGTTATGATGCACCAAGCAGGAATGGAAATCGCAATGCGAGCGCCTGCTAAACCTACAGGTGGCGATGCTGCTGAGGACATCATGGTCGTTCAAGATCCACTAACTGGAATGGTCTTTGAGGTTGCTGTTTATAAAGGCTTCAACAAAGCAATGATCCAAGTTGGTGCTGTCTGGGGCGTAAAAGCATGGAACTCAGATGCAATCGCGGTTCTTATGGGCTAATTGATGAGGGGCGAAAGCCCCTTTTCTTCCTCACTTTCAAGGAGATTGATATGCCAAAAGGAATGGGTACTTACGGAACTAAGAAGGGTCGTCCACCAAAGAAAAAGGGTGGTAAAAAAAAGGGTGGTAAGAAAAAGTAATGGCAATAGGCGTTAAACATTACTTGCGAGATGGAACTGTCTTTAAGGGTAATTCTCACAGGATGCCAAACGGTCAGATTCATTCTGGCAAGACGCATGGTAGAACAAGCAAACGCTTATATCACTTTTCACAGTTAAGTATGACAGCCAAGAAGAAGGCTAGAAAGAGATAACAGTGCCTAAAGGACGTAAATCAACCGTTAACGCAGCAGGAAACTACACAAAGCCTAAAATGCGTAAACAGTTATTTTACTCTATTAAGCGTGGATCAAAAGGCGGTCGCGCAGGGCAATGGAGTGCTAGAAAGGCTCAAATGTTGGCTAGACGATATAAAGCAGCAGGAGGAGGGTATAGATAGATGGCTCTCAAGAAGTCGCAAATATCGCTTAGAAAATGGACAGGTGAGAAGTGGGATTATACAGGCAAGAAGAAAAAGAGTCGTTATTTACCAAAGGCTGTAAGAGATAGCTTAACCCCTGCACAAAAGGCAGCAGGATCAAGAGCAAAGAATAAGGCCACTAAATCAGGTAAACAATCGGCTAAATATACTAAAACAGAACGCAGAGCATTAAGGCGACTAAGATGAGCAAGCGAGATCCGAGGATAAAAAGGTTGGGTGTCGCAGGATATAACAAGCCAAAGAAAACGCCAAGTCACTCGACTAAAAGCCATGTTGTATTAGCAAAGGTCGGAGATAAGGTTAAAACGATTAGATTTGGTCAGCAGGGTGTTAAGGGCGCAGGAAAAAACCCTCGAACTGCTGAACAGAAAGCTAGGAGAAATTCTTTCTTAGCTAGACATAGAAAGAACATCCAGAAAGGTCGAATGAGTGCGGCTTTTTGGGCTGCAAAGGTTAAATGGTGATAAAATGAATCTTATTAAAATTAAGCATAAAGGCTCAAAAGTTGGATGGGCGCTAATCAACGAGATAGATTTCGACAGCAAGAAGCACGAGCGTTTTGAAGGCGAACCAAAACGAGCAAGGAATGATAAAGGTCAACTCATAGCAGATGATCCAAAGACTGAAGCAAACGAAGCGTGGGAAGGCGGCAAAGCTCCTAAAAAGGCTGCTAAAAAGAAAGCGTCTACTAAGAAAGGTTAAGTCATGGCGATAGTAACAACAGTAGGCGATGCGACAGCAAACAGCTATATCACTGTGGCTGAATACGAGGCTTTCTGGACGGAGAGAAACGTAAATCTTGCTCACTCCGCAGCAGCAAAAGAATCTGAACTGGTCAAAGCTGCTGATTATATAAATAGAAGTTATACTTTTGTCGGTGAGCAACAGTATCGCTATCAGGCGATGGCTTGGCCTCGTTTGACAGGTATTTATCTCGTTAAAGATTGGCCTATTGATCCCGACACTGTTCCACAGGATATTAAGGATGCTCAAGCAGAATTAGCCTATATTATTAATCAGGGAACAAACGTATTTGCTACGGTAGAGGGTGGTGCAAAGGTTCGAGAGAAGAACAAAGCAGGGCCAGTAGAAACAGAGGTCGAGTTTACCAACTTTAGAGAAACGCCTCGATTTGTAGCGATTGAGGGATTGATTTCGCCATATACAATTTACGGTGGCGCTCAACTTAAAATGGTTCGCGCATGAGTACAACAGTCACAGCAATCGCGGATGCAGCCTTCGATGCCGTTGATTTAGCGGTAACGGATGTTATCTTTGATGCGACAGTGACTTACGAAACGCAAGGAGCTTATGATCCTGCAACTGGTACTTATTCAATTACAACAACAACTCTCACAGGCAGAGCTTTATTTGATACTAGTACTCCTGCAAGAGATATATTTCCTGATTCAATTATCGGCTCTAATCGTCAACTTGTTTTGTTGGAGGGTTTTAGCGAGGTTATCAAGGAAGCATACAAGCTAACTATTTCATCTATTGATTATGAAATAAAAGCAGCGCAGAAGGTTGTCGGGTCTATTTCACTTCAATATGGAGTGGCGTTGCAGAAATGACCTATAAGAATTTCGAGATACAGCTAAACAAAGATTTAGTCGATACTGATGAAAAGATCGAGGACGTTATCTCATTGATTGCTATGGATAGTTTGCGAGGTATCGTTAAGAAGTCACCTGTCGATACTGGTCGATTTAGAGGTAATTGGATCGTTAGCAAGAATAGAATGAACCCTGCAAAGGTTAATGCAGTCGATAAGACAGGAACATCATCAATTACTCGCGGCACACAAACAATCGAAACCTTTGAATATAAGAAAGATAAATCAATTATTATTCAAAATAATCTGCCTTATGCAAATAGATTAGAAAATGGATGGTCTAGGCAAGCTCCGAAAGGTATGGTTGCACTAACGTTAGCCGAAATGCGAACCAAATATAGGAACGTGTTAATATGACTTATGCACTAGAGCGCAGAGCGATTGAGGTATATCTAAGCACTCAATGGGGAGCAACGACTCCAATAGGTTTCGATGGGCATGAGTTCAGCCCTTCTTTTAATAGTATTCGAGTATCAATAGAAAACGGTTTAACTATGCAAGGATCTATTGGTGCAAATACTAATAGAATAGATTATACTGGCATTGTAACTATCCAGATCTTTACGGAGAACGGCAAGGGATCGGAGACTTGGAGAGGTTACGCAGAAACATTAGACGGTATTTTTTTCGATAAAAGGATTGCGAATACGGGTGCAATAGCGACTACAAACGAATTTATCAGATTCTCACCAGATCAACAGCACCCATATATTTCTGGAGAAGTTTCTGATATACCATTTCACATTGCAACTTTTGTCGTACCTTTTATAC